GCCGCGATACGTTTTATGAGTTTAATCATATACGTGTTCACGTTCTTCACTGTTTCTTTGATAGCAATTTGCCCGTACTTCATCTTCACGACCGGTATCGCCTGAATCAAAGTGAGAAAATAACTTTCCCATGATGATCGGCACTTCTCCATATCCTTTAACAGATAATGGCAGCAGCGGAATACTCTTTCTTCTTGTTTGAAGTAAGAGGTTCGCGATAACGGTATCAGACGACCTTCCCAAATCCTTACGGATTCGAGATGGATCTTCTGAACTCGTGGAGATATTGTACGAAGTAAAGAGACCAAGTCGGATCGGGAGTATGCTTGGAGTGGAAGATTCCAGTTCCTCTCTATTTGCTCTAACCAAGCTATAACGGCTGAAGGGCCGGTATAGTTTGATAGGGCTGATAGAGAGACGCCGGTGATCTCCGTTCCTCCATGGATCCATCTTTTAGCGAACTCTAGCGTCGTCTTCGACGTGTGAGTTTTCTTATCAGATGTCTCCACCCCCAACTCGCGAAGGATGTCAAGGTAGTGTTTAGCTACCTTTTCATCCCCTAGAACAATGTCATCCCCAAGGAGCATGTAGTTAGAGTAGGTCATAAGACCGGCTCTATCTGCAGCTTCTTGAACAACAAGGTGATGGCATAAGGCGAATACTGGCCAGGAGCTATAAGCTCCCATAGGCTGCCCAGCTCCGTACGAAATTTCTTTCGTCGGAGACGAACTCCTTATGGAGAAGGGCAGATGGACCATTATTCGCTTCCATGCCTGAGCCTTGTCTGACCCAATCAATCGTTCAAGTACCTTGACCTGCAAGTCGATAGGAAACCTATCGGTTGCGTTTGTCAAGTCAATTGAATGAAAGAAGGGGTTGGGACTGACTTTGTGTAGTCGGGACCCCTGGTCAAAGGTACAGTCTGAGGGTATTCGCTTTAAGATCTTTAGGATCTCAGAGTGAAGAGTCCTCAGGCTAGCCTGAGACCAGTAGTCCAATATCGCGAACACTCGACTCTTTCCTTCTTTGTCGTTCTTCACAGATATCCTACGAAGGGTATTACCCTTCCTAGTTGTCTGTGGAGAAAGTGGCAAATTTTCCAGAAGCCAGAACGCTTCGTTCATCCACTCTTTCAAGGGTTCACCCCCTAAAAGAACGATGTCCTTAGCAATTCCAGACTCTGGAAGCAGTTTGAGATCCTCCATGGCATAGTCTAGGGCCAGGCCTTGCGGCCCAGCCTTCGACGTTATGTGTGGAGAATCCCAATCTGTAGGAATGATGCTCGTCTCGAACTTAGTAACGTGTGAAGCTAGTCGATCTAGGTCTACTAACTGTAGGTCCGCCTTAGGCGCATCTACTATAGGAGACCAGTCTACTGGTTTCCACCCGTGCATTTCTCTCGACACCGTTAAAAGTGTCATGAGGAACCTAAGATCGAGGGTATCGCCTCTAACAAGTGGTATCAATGGTCCGAGCGCCCTAGGGAGCCCAGACTTGTTGATTCCAACTTGAGGGTCGATAGAGTGTAATACTGGTTCACCTGCTAGAAACTTGGTTACGTGGTTTCGAACGGCTTTCGCCATATCAAAGGCTCTTAGACCTTTGTTATCGCGTTGTCGATCTAACCACTCTAACCAA